ATAATGTTCTACGAACAATGTTTTCAATCCATCAATAAAGTTTTCTGTCATTTCTGACCTCAAACCACGTTCTATTGCGAGTTCGTTTTCTTTCGTCCACTCTTCTGCACAATATGTTAAGTACTTATCAACTGCTTCCGTAAGGTCACCTTTAACAGTATCAACTGTAGTTTTTAATTCTTCTTGATATTTAGCATCAAGTTCTTCTTTGACTTCCTGTACTTTTGATTGTACAGCAGCCTTAAAGATAGTCTTTGCTTTCTCAGCATTTTCTTCTGATAAGTCTAATGCTTCTGAGATTGCTGATAGGTCGTCATCTATTTCAATCTCGACTAATGAAGATTCAACGTCTGCAGAAACTTCTTCTGCGACTGCATCTTCTTCTATAACTTCTTCAGATACTTCTTCAGACATAGACTCAAGGATTTCTCCTACTTTGTCTTCATCCATAGTTTTCAAAGACTCAACAACTGCTCTTGCAACTTCTGCTTTAGTCAAACTTTCGTCCTCTTCAGATTCAGATATTGTAGACAACACTGATTGAAGTTCTTCCTTAGTCATTTCCTTCATATTGTTGACTATAGCTTTTATTGATTCCATCTTTGAAGGTTTTGCATCTTCTTTGATTTTCTCTTGCTTTTCAGCCTTACCAGCACCTTTCTTCTGAGGGTCACCTTCATTTGAAGGGACTTTCTTCTCAGCGTCTTTTACTGCTTTAACTGCTTTGTCAACAGGATTGGTTTCAACTGGGACGACTTCCGCTTTACCCGACTCAATAGACTCGGCATCGGATGAACCTTGTTTGACGGGTTTTTTATCACCTTTTTCAGCTTTAGCGTCAGGTTGTCCTGCCTCTAATACTGTTTCTACAGTTTCATCAACTGTAAGGTTATTTTCTAACTCTGCCATTTTTTTCTCCTGTTTTAATACTTTAATGTATTACTTTATTTTATTTATATGTTATAGACTCTCAACGAACCTTTTCCATAGATTTAACTTAGTTTCTTCTAACTTATTTAGTCTTGCAGATTTAAGAGTTCTTTGGAAGTCTTCTGCTTGGTGAGCAGTTAATATTCCATCGGCACCCATAATCCACTCGACACCTTCCATTATTCCTTCGACAAACGCCTCAGGAGCAGATGGGTCTGCAACGATATCGCCTGCAGTAGCAAGTTGAAAATCGTCTTTAACATATTGTGCATTTCCCTTTTGTTCTAAAGAACCAAGTCCTCTAGAAGATACTCCGAGTTTTGCACCATCATTAATGAGAGCTTTTACAATCTCTCCGTTTGGAGTACTTAAAATCTTTGCTTTTCCAATATAGTTCTTACCTTCTAGGGTAAGTGATTGGATAAGATGCGATACTTTGTCTAAATTAATAGTTGGGCCTTCAGGGTGTCCTAACTCACCAAAAGCACGTTGTTTTTCAACAAACTCTTTGTTGTAACGGTCTACTTCCTTCTCCATAATATTTTTTGGATAGACTCTACCGTTTCTGTTTTTAATATCTGATTGCATAAAGACACCTTCTATAAAGTAGTCTTTACCACCGTTTTTTGCTTCGGTGATTATGGGAGCAATCGTATCGTTAAACTCTGCTATTAATTTCATTTACTATTTCCTCTATTGTGACATCAAATTCTTCACCCATATTTTGCATAATATTCTTAATGTCTTTAAATTCTTTCTCTGCACTCTTTAGGTCTTTGTAAGGACTAGTCCCCGTAAAGTTTTGACCATTTACAAATGCGTGTACTTTACCTTTACTCATTGCAAATACTATATCAACGAGTTTTCCATTAATTTTTACACTATCTTTTTTGAGTTCTTTATGACCTGAAGGAAGTTTAAACTTCGCTTCCTGTAACTCTTCCATCATAGTTGTAAAACTTTTCATGTTAACCTTCCGATTCTTCAGCAGGAGTGTCCATCCAGTTGGTCTGTTTTTCTACTCTTTTAAAATCAACTGTTTCTGCAGCTTTTTCTTTGATACCTTGTTGTATTAGTTCTTTTGCACCCTGCAATTCACCTTTTTCAATCGTATCAACTATTTCTCTTGCTATTTCACTCATTTATTGTCTCCAATTTCGTTCGAATCATAAAATCCGTCATTATCACCAGTATCACCATCACCCTTCTCGTCTTCGATTTGTCCATCAATTAACTTGATGTCCTCTTCTGTTTGTCTTAGGATATACTTTCTGACATACTCTTTACTGAAGTATTGTCCTACATATTCCTGAGCAGTTTGTAGTGCATCTAATCTTTCTTTAAAAATCTCTTGTTCTTTTAATTCAGTAAAGTGATTGTCTGCAGTGAAGTCATATTGTACAAAGTCTCTAAACTTGTCAAACTCTTCACCAGTTACTATCTCTTTAAGAACCAATTGAGTTCTTAATAAATCTGTAAATGCCCTAGCAAACTTCTTCTGAAGTCTGTTAGTGAACTTATTAAACTTAAGTTCGTCTCTAGAAATCTCAGAAGAACGACCCATATTGAATCCATTCTCTGCTTCCATTCTAGAACTAGGAACATTTAATGACTGATATAACTTCTTCTTGAAGTATTCTACATCGTCAATTTCTGCAAGGTTTTGTCCACCTGGCAAGGTTGTAATTTCCGTTCCTCTACCACCTTCTCTTCTAGGTAACCAAAAATCTTCTAACATACTCATATGTTTTCTATCATCTTTGATTTCACCTGTATCTGCATTATAAACAAGTTTATTTCTATACTTATTCATAACATCTGCAAGATACTGTTCTGCTTTTGCCTTAGGAAGATTACCTACGTCTATGTAAAATATTCTTCTTTCAGGAGCCCTAGATAATCTATAGATTACTAGTGCATCTTCCATCATTGATAACTGATTTGCAGTCTTCAATGCCTTATGCAAATATCCTATAACTGCATTTTTGTTAAAATCTAACAATCCTGAAGTTGTATAACATACTGCCTCAGGTGCAATTCTTACTGTTGTACCTTCATTAGTACCAGTTTTGTCAAATCCTTTATCGTTAAAAACGTAAAATTCCTCAACTTTAGTTATGACTTCGACACCCTCTTTAGGGTCTTTCTTAGTCTCAACATTTCTAACCTTCTTAATCTTAAGAGGGTCAACTTGTCTAATGTCAACTAAACCTTGCTTAGTTCTTTTGCCATCGACAACTTTATGGAAGTATATCCTTCCATCAACGTACCATTTTCGGAAAATTTCATGAGAGTTCTGATTGAACTTCATCATTGATAAGATGTTGTAAAACTCGTCTTGCATCTTGGTTTTGATGCTATCAGAGAGTTTCACATCTCTGAGGTCGAGTGTTACTATCCTATCGGCACTATCCGAAGTGATACACTCATTAACTATATCTTCAATAGCTGCATCGCATTCAGGTACTAGAGAGGTTTCTCGGTATCGTCTAATGAGTTCGACCTCATTTTTGATACCACCTTCCATATCGACATAGGCACCATAAGCGCCACCTGCGATGTAACCTGCGTTTTGTGATACAACGGGAGTCCCGTCATCATCAACTTGAGGTACGAACGATTTAGCGTTCTTAACCTGTGCAGCTCTTAACTCGTCTTTTTTACGAGTGATTTCAAATCCAAATATATCCATAATGTTATTTATACCACCTAATCATAGTGATATTCACCGTACTAATGTGTACTTAAATTACTCTTTCCCAGTGAGAATAAGCGAATGTTGTTTCAAACTCTTCTAAACCTTCAGATTCGTAACTCAATTCGATTGAGCCGATTTCTTTAGGGAAGCAGTTGAAAAATTCGTATCTCGCAAGGACAGAGTCATCTTTACCTAACTGTTCGACAAATGCTCTACTCAATAAGTAGTCTGTTGTCGCCATTCCTGTAGAAGTTCCGTGACCTTGTATATCATTTTGCCACGATTCTAATGCAGTTCTCGCTGAAAATTCATTATCATTGATAATGGTTACAGTCCAATCTGCATATTCTCTATCTCCTGCAAGTTTAAGTGTCATTCCTTTAAAAGGAACCAAAACTTCACCTAATGTAGCAGCAGGAATTTGCGATGCTTTTGCTAAGAATTCAATCTTATTACCAGCACGGGGTAGAAAGACTCTAAATCTGTTCCCTCTCGGCCCACCACCGATTAGTTGTGCTTTAAATTGGTCTATTGTTGACATTTATAATACTCCTGTTAAACTGCTGAATAAATTTCTTCGAACTGAACACCACTTCGAGCAGCGACAAAGTTTAAAGTTATGTAGTTAATAGAACGAGCAGGTTTAACAAAGATAGAACATACAAATTCATTTCTATCCATGACTGAATCCGTGTTGTTTGTTTCATCACAAACTACTGAGAAGTCAATCAAACCTCTTCTATTTTTTACATCTCTCAAGAAAGGTTCTATTGCAGCTCTAAACTGAGCACGTGTGAATGAATCGTTGTATTCAAAGAGTTGTGCTTGAGCAGCAGTTGAAATTGCTTTCTCTAAAACTATGAACAATCTTCGTACATTAATTCTATCAAATGCAGAAGGTGTTGTTAATGCTGTTTTGTCCCCGAACAAGATTGTTCCTTGGCCTGGGAAGGTTGTAATTGGGTTGACTCTTGCACGATACAAGTCATCTCTAGATGATTGACTTGGATTATATGCAATCTTAGTTATTCCTAAGTATTGACCTCTTGAGAATCCTGCAGGACTTACCCATGCATCTCTTTGAAGGTCACTTCTTGCCATAATTCCAGCAGTGTGTCCGTTTGCAGGTATCCAACAATACTTGTCGTTGAATCTATCGTACTGATAAATCCATGTTGAATCTAATACTGCGAAACTTGAAGAAGTTGCAGTATTACAGTCTGCTAATACGTTTGTTGTTTGTGTTGACTCAGATGATACTCCAACTACTGAAGTACGTCTTGGACTTGCGATAACCATGCAGTCTTTTCTTGCTTCTGCAAGTAGAATACCTTGGTTTACTTGTGCAGTCCAGTTTGCAACTGTATCGACTTCTGTTCCTGTACCATCGTCTACTCTTGTAGAACCAACGATTAGGAAAGATAAATCTATTGAGTTTGCATCACCAAAATGAGTTGTCCATGCACCATGTTTTTGACCTACAGTACTTAATCTTCCATCAGCACCATATTGTAATGATGAGTTTTCAGGTGAAGTTGGTCTTCCGAATGCAACTGATACTGAACCTGCAACTGTTCTTGTTTCAGATACAGATGCGTGAGTTGTTGTAGAGTGTCCTGACCAGTAAACATATGATGATTGTGATTCTAGAACATCTTTGTAGTAGTTTGAAGCACCTTGTGCATCTTTACCGTCTGAAGCACATGATAAGAAACCGTGTGTTTCTAATACAGTGTTTGTTTTACCACTGAATACTCCGTCTTCGTCTACAACTACAACGTGAATCTCGTCATCTGAACCACTACCTGCAACTGCAGAATGTGATTTTCCTGGCGCTTTTGAGAATAAACCATGATGTTCCCAGTATCTATCGATAGAAGTACCACTTGCAACAGCAACAGTAAGTCCTGTTCCTGCAGGTTGACTTAATGCTTCAATAGTGATTGTTGTTGCACTAGGAGCACTTAATACTCTATAGTCTGTTGAGTGAGTTGAAAACCTGATTGTGTCTCTTACAACGAATACGTTACTTGCAGTAACCGATATTGTTGTTTGACCTAGTGCTTCACTTGCATTGGTAGTAGTCACTGCATCATTGAAATATGCATTTGAAGATGCACAAGTTGATACTTTTAGTGAATTACCCTTAACACCTGCAAATTTAGATATAAATTTACCGACTGTTCCTGCTGAACCACCACTTTTAAATGTTTGTGTGTAATCGTCTCCACCTTTAAGTAGTGTTGTGTTAGAAGAACTACCAGCGTTAGCGTTTGCTAAACCTGTTGAGTTAACTCTAACGACTCTTAATGATGAACCGTACTTTAAAAATGATTCTGCTGTGTAGAAGTCTTCCGAACCAGCGTCTGTGTTTACGGGTGAACCGAACGTGTCTACTAAACCCTTAGAATCTGAAACTGTTATTACTTCATCAACAGGGCCCCATTGAAATGAACCAGCGAATGCACCAGTTGTTGTTGAAACTGCTGGTACAACATTTGTTAAGTCAATCTCGTTGACCTGAACGCCTGGTGATACTTGAAATGCCATACTTTTCTCCTGTTAATGTAAAAAGTTGTTGTTTACTGTTTTATTTATAACAATACTAACTTCACCAACCATATTACATTCTCTTTGTTTAAATCTCTATTATGTTCCTTTGACATACCACCTATCACCCTCATTATCAACAAACGATGTTGCTTCAGGTGTTGCATTTGGGTCTCCGAAGATACCTGCAGGCAATAAGTCATTTTCTATTAACTTTTGTTGTTCTGAATACAGAAGGTCTTTGATTTGATGATTGGTGAGATGGTGAAAATATTCAGTTGTTACAAACCAACTAAACAATACACAATTCATTACCAAGTCATCATGATAACCTTTTGCAGCTTCGAACGACATCCCTTTATTTATGAATGTCATAAGTTCAGTAATCGTATTTCTATCTACTAGTGTTAACCTGTTTTCTTCTAACAGTTCCTTTAGAGTAGAACATCCGATTCTTTTAATCTTTTTGTTCATCGTCACACCAATATCATCTACCTTGGTTTGACCTTGGACGAACACATTTCCGTATTCTATATCAAAATGCAATTGGGTTGCTACCATTCCACCCTCTGCATTATTCTCGATTATCACCAATGCTTCATTATACGACCTTGCATACTTATTTATAATATCAGGAAACAGCATAGGTGATATCATACTGTTTCTATACACTGCAACCTGTTCAAACGGTTGAGCGGTTATATCAAAGACTGTAAATGTCGAGTAATCCATTCCTCTACCCTTTGCAACATCTACTGTTATTATATAGGTATGGTCGGGATTGGGTCTTTTATACATGGAAAAGTCCTCTTTCCACCACTC